TTTATTATAAATATGTCAATTATGTGGAATTGATCATAAATATATTAAATATCCCGATTAATTTGAATTTCTAATGGAAAATGCTCAGAAGTTGGTTTTACATCCGGGTGTTCTAATTTATATAATTCATGTATATATTCGAATAATTTTAGGTTATCTTCTATAGCTCTTTCTGGTTCATATATTTCCCAACCTTTGCCTTGAATTTTTTCACCTTTTTTATCTTCACCACGTTTTGAAGATTTCAACCAAAGAATACCTATTTTATCTATTTTTTCTTCATATAATTCATTCCATGCCTGAGCATAAGCTGATAATTGTAGATCATAGCTAATATATAGTGAGTTAGATGTTTTAATGTCTAATAGCCATTTTACACCATTTATTTCTATCACTAAATCACATGTTCCAGCATATATGTACTTATCTGAGAATAAATGGATTTCACTTTCAATTAGTGTTGGTTTATGAGTAGACCAAAAATCATGGAATTTTAATATCATTTTCCAAATTTCTAAGGAATATTTAGAATACCCATTATCATCCATCCATGAAATTTTTTCTCCTAGTAAATAACGTTCAATAGCATCATGAACTTGGGTACCTTCATCTGCAGCTTTTCGAGCAATAATATCAGCATTATGGCCTACATCTTTAAGCCATGTTTCGAAAAATTTATTTTTTGGAAAATATTGCAGTATACTAGTTACTGAAGGGTAATACTTGTCATCTCTAACATAGTATCTTGTATCTAATATGTTTACACGCTTTAGATTTTGATCTATTGCTACAACACGTTTAATACTTTTTTTATATACATTTACATTTTTTTCGATCATAATAATTGAAGTTTTTTCTCTAAAAGATTAGAGAAGGTTAAAGGGTAAGTTTCTTGTACAAGATATGTAAACTTTTCAAATCCCATATCCGCAGGGTCTTTATCTTGCAAATCTACAAGATATACTTCTTTTCCCTCTTTCATAAGGTTTTCACAAAAATTTAATGCTTGTTTTTGTGCATCTTTATCTAACGCTATATATATTTTACCTACTGCTGATGTAACAAGTTTTTTCATTAAACTGGGTTGTATTGTTTTGCCTAATAAAGGCACAACATTACGTTTAATAGTTAAGGCATCAAATGGTCCTTCACATAATATAACGGGCACATTCCAGTTTATAAATATTTCAAATGGTATTATATTGCGAGATGTAGATGGGTTTTTATATTTTACAGGATTAGATTTATCAAATGTTCTAGCAGTAAAATAATTTAAACTTCCATTTTCATCATATGAAGGAATAACAATATGATTAGCATACCTTCCTTTTTCGCAATATCCCATATTATATTTGATGATATCATCTCGTGTAATACCTCTAGCTTTAAGATATGCCAAAGCATGTCTTCCTATGATATCATGAGGTGTAACTTCAAGCAATGGTTTAAATTCTTTAGGTAATTCTATTTTTTCCTCTTGTTTAGGGGTATCTATGGCAAAATATGTTTTAACTATAGATTTAAGTTCTACAAGCTTCTCAGAAGGAACATCAATGAGTTTAAACATTTGATGCAACTTTTTACCTTTTTTGTTACAAACCCAACAATGCCAACTTTCATAGCTCTTTGATTCTTCATCAAAGTTTATTTCAAGTTTTGGTTTGGTATGCTTACAAAAGGGACAAGTATAAGCAGCATTACCCCTAGCAGTAAGCTTACCAGTACCAAGCACAGAGTTTACTAATACAACTAGAGTTTGATTTACCATAACCATAATGTAAAAAAGAAAGCTTGGTTTCCCAAGCTTAATTTTAATTTATTTGTGTATTATTTTTTCTTTAATTTATCATAAACCATTTTACCTAAAGATAATAAGATAGCTCCTGCTATACCCCCAGCTACCATTGCCCCCATATGTGATGGGCTGTGGCCCATCAATTCCATATGGGGTGTTATAATGTCTCCAAGACTAGCTATATATTTAGCTATAATTCCTCCCCCAATCATCCCCGCCCAAAATGTTCCTCCATAATTAATTTCTTCAGTTAATGTTTCTGCTTTTCTAGCAAAGGCTAAGGCTATGTCATTAACATCTTGAGAATTAAGATCAACCTCCCCTTCATTTAATGAAATACCAGCTGCTGAGAGTATTTTGCTTAATTCTTCAACAGCTTTTGGGTCATTAACTATTTTATTAGCTAGATTATCTAACTTAGAATCTGATTCAAATTGATCTGTATTTTGAGAGATAGTTTTAGCAACCTGCTCAGGAGAAAGGTCTTTTTGGTTTTCAGTAATAATACCAGCAAGCTTTTGCATGCGTCTGAATTCTTCAGATAATATTTGTTTCATAATTTATAAATATTTATTTAATTATACATATAAAAACTATTTAAGTCTTTCGATTTTTTCTTTAGCTACTTTTTTCTTATCGTCAATGCCTTTTTTAGCTTCTCTAAACTCATTCATAGCATCTTCCATTTCTTTAAGTTGCATTTCATATTCTTTCAAAACTTCAGTAGCATGGCGATTAGCTTCGGATTTATTTTTATATACTCCTTTTGTTTCGTCCATTTTGATCTCATCAAATACAGTAGCTTCATATACCATGTCTTCTTTGGTCATTTTTCCTTTAGGTTTTTTAACTACAAAGAATTTACCTACTTCATCTACAGGAGTATATTCTTCTTGTTGTATTGCTTCTAATTCTTCTTTAATTAGCTGGCGTAATTGGTTTAGTTTCATATTTTTTTATTTAGAATATATCGTCAATAGTAAATGTAAGATTGCGGACTATTTTAGATAGTTTTTCTCGATCTTCTTTAGATAGTTTTTTAACTCCTTTTAAATTAGCTTTAAGATCTGCTATAAATTCATTTCTAAGTTGATCGATTTTTTCTTTATATTTTTCTAAAAGATTTTCCTCTTCTTGAATTATATTTTCAACTAAAGAAATATCAGCAAGTTTTTGCATGCGTTGAAATTCTTCGGATAGTATTTGTTTTTTCATGTTGTTTTTTTATAAATATGTGAATCTTTAGCTAAATGTTAAAATCCTTTGTATAAAATTTCCCAAGGATATTATCATTAAAATATTCTTCAGGACACTCTAATACTCCATACTTAAATAAGTACTTACATTCATAATATGTTAATAATTTTTTGCTGTAAACTAGTTCTAATATTTCGCGTTTGAATTCTTGTTGTTTACCCTCTTTTAACATTCCTAAAATGGGTTTAGCAGAACCATAATATGTTTTCCAATCGCTTTCTTTTTGAATAGTTTGATGAGTTGGTTTACGGCCGGGGCCGGTATGGGTAGCAAGTTCTTTTTGCGTTAATTTGCGTTTTATATTGTGATATAGCACCTTCTTCCCAATATACGATACTCCGCTCGGTAAATGAGTTGTCATGTATATAAACCCGTATAAACCGGAAGGAAAATCATCTATTGTTTCTATAACTTTATTATTGTATAACCACATTATGTTTGATTTTCTAAAGCTTCTATTCTTGATTTTAAATGTTCTATTATAACTTGTTGTTCTTTTATTGCTTCTATAAGTATAGGAGCTATTCTAGAGTAATTAACAGTATAATATTCACCACTTTTTCCAAGTATTTGAGGAAGAACAGGTAAAAAATCTTGAGCTATTACACCTACTTCTTCTTGCTCACCTCTTTCTTTATTTTTCCAATTGAATGTTACTCCTCGTAATTGTTTAACTTTATCTAAACTACTTGTTATAATATATATATTTTCCTTTAATCTTTCATCTGATATAACTAAAGTTATTTCATCATATGCACTTCCTGAACTGGCTATTATTCGATCTGCAGAATTATAGAGTAATAATTTAGGACTATTAACGCCTAAACTGTTTAGAGAATCAGAAGAAGATTCTAGAGTTTTAATTGTAAATAGAAAATTTGGTACTGATAGATTATTAAAAGTAATAGAACTAGACCTAAATAAATGGCTATTATTGTTTGTAGTATTAAAATCATATGCTATGCCAACTCTATTACCTCCACGTACTTTTATAGTAAAATCGCCATCGACATTGCCAGCAGCATATGAATTATCAGCAAAAGCAGCTCCTAAGGTAACTCGGGCACCTGAACTAGTAACAAATGTTATGGCTGGTCCCAAAGATCCACCAATTCCATTAATACGAAGACCCTCAGTACTTGTAGTTGTTATACCAATATTAGAGGCCGAAATCCAACTTGAGGCACTAATGATACTTGAGGTTAATGTAGTAATAGTAGCACTAGGGGATGTAAAGGTTGTAATTTGACTTGCTGTGAGAGCGGTTGATGCACTGATAAATTGGGCTCCAATATTAGAGGCCGAAATCCAACTTGAGGCACTAATGATACTTGAGGTTAATGTAGTAATAGTAGCACTAGGGGATGTAAAGGTTGTAATTTGACTTGCTGTGAGAGCAGTTGATGCGCTGATAAATTGGGCTCCAATATTAGAGGCCGAAATCCAACTTGAGGCACTAATGATACTTGAGGTTAAGGCACTAGTTACATTAATACTTGGTGAGGTGTGGGTTGTAATTTGACTTGCTGTAAGAGCTGTTGATGCGCTGATAA